GTTCCGGCCGAGGTGTAGACCTGGACGTCCGTGAGCGGCACGTGCTGCCACGTGGTGCCGTCGTAGACCCACCCCTCACCCGACACCGGGGCCGAGGTGCTGATGGCGTACGTGGCGAATCGGCTGATCGTCGGGTTGGGGTAGGTGCTCCCCGTCAGGTCGCCGCCCGCCGCGCCCGTGGGGGCACGGGAGTTCGACAGGCGGCTGTCGGTGGCCTCGCACGCCTTGCCTGCCGTTGCCACGCCGCTGGCGGCGAAGTCGACCGCGAAGCTGCGGTTGGCGCTCAGGTCGCCGCCACCCGTCAGGCCCGTGCTCGCCGTGACCGTGCGCGAGGTCGGCACCTTGCCCGCGAGGTCGCTGACAAGGCTCGTCACTTGGCTCTGCGCGATGGTGATGGGGTCGCTGCCCGCCACGCCGTGGCTGGCCGCGTGGGCCGTGGGCGTCCGGGCGTCCGACAGGCGCGCATCGTTGCCGACGCAGGCGGTCGTGCCCGTCGATCCGAAGGCAACCGACAGGGTCCGGTCGACCGACAGGTTCCCGCCGCCCGACAGGCCCGTCCCGGCGTTGATCGACGTCAGGATGCTCGCCTTGCCGTTGAGCGCCGTCGCCAGCCCGGTCACCTGCGTCTGGGCGATGGTGATGGGGTCGCTCCCGGCGTTCCCGTGAGTTGCGGCGTGCGCCGTGGGCGTGCGCGGACCTGCAAGCCGCGTGTCCGTTGCCCTCGGCACTTGGTTCGACGTCCCCGCCCCGTCCGGGGCGAAGTCGACCGCCACAGTGCCGCTCGAGGTGATGATGCCGCCCGTCAGGCCCGCGCCGGCGGTGATGCTGTCCACCCCGCCGACGTTGACCGAGACCGAGTTCGGCTGGACATTGATCTCGACGTCTGCCATCAGGTGGACCCCGAGAAGGTGTTGACGATGCCCGAGCCTAGGCTGATCAGCCGGATCTTGACGGTCGGGCTGAAGACGATGTCAATGTCGTAGCGGAACTGCCCGAGCGGGAAGTTCGCCGTGGTCGCATAGGGCACCAGGATCGTCCCGATGGTCTGGGCGACGTTCAGGGTGATCATCGGGCTGACGCCCGTGGAGCTCGCCGTCAGGAAGGCCGCGGTCTCGGCCTGCGACAGAATCCACCGCCACTCCGTGGCCGTGTTCAGCGCGGGGTAGCCCGAGGGCCACTGCGCGACCTCGACGGTCGCGCGGAAGTCCGCGCCCTGCGCGATGATGGGGTTCCAGTCGCTTGCCATGTCAGCCCTCCTCGATGCATTCTACGAGGACGGCGTTGGGCATCGAGAACCAGAACCGCGGTCCCGTCGCGGTGCAGGACTCGTTGACGTGCGCGGTGGGGAACTGCTCGCACATCATCACGATGGTGTTGGTGCTGATCGGCAGCGCCGCCACCGTCGCGTTGGGGTAGTTGGCCTGGTCGACGCCCGGGGCAATCAGGCCGCCGGCGAGGTTGTTGCCGTTCTCGGCCATGTTGTAGGCCAAGCCCGTCCGGGCATAGGAGCCCGTCGACACCGACAGCGTGCTGCCGCCAGCCGGGTTGGGTTCGACCTCCGTGAAGCTGTAGGCCCAGCGCCAGTTGCCGAGGCCGTCCGACGCGGTGATCCGGGCCGGGAAGACCCGCGTCATCGGCGGGGGCACGTCCACGACCGTCAGGCCCACGCAGTTGCGGTAGGCGTGGGCCAGCCCCTTGCCCGTCACCAGGCGCGAGGGCTCGTTCTCGCCCACGCCCTGCAGGCCGAACCGCCAGTCGTCCTCGCGCGCGACGGTGACCGTGAACGGCGACACGACCCCATCCACCTCGCTCAGGCGGTAGGACACGCAGCCGAGCTGCCCGATGGTGTCCGAGGCGCTGATGAACCACGGGATGAAGCCCGCCCAGCACGTGCGCCCGAAGGGCACGTGCTCGTACCGCTTCGCGTAGTCCGTCCTAGCCTGCCCGACGAGCGTGGTGGGGTTCCAGCCGGGGCAGGTCGTCAGCGTCCCGCCCGCCGCGTCGTTGACCACGACCGCCGACTCCGTGAGCATCCCGTTGCCGATGCGGGTGGGCTGCCGGGTCCAGGACGGGATCGCCACCTCGTTGAACGACTGGTCGTAGGGGAAGTGAACCCGGTCGGCGGGGACGTTGGCGTCCGTGACGTTGTCGTAGACCGTCTTGCCCTCGACCGACCGCTGCGGCAGGATCGTCATGGCCTCGCGCGGCGCGCGGTTGCCGATTCCCGCCTGGTTCCAGATGTTGACGAGCGGATCAGTGCCGCCTGCCGCCCCGTTGACGGGCTGCCCGCCACCCGAGAAGGCGCGCGCATAGATGCCCATCGTCTTGTCGTAGCCGGCCTGCAGACCAGCCCGGTCGACGAACACGAATCCACCCAGCCCATCAGGAACGACGACCTGCGTGTTCGCCGCGCCCACGGCGTCCACCACCATGCCGAGGCTCGCGTTGGGGCTGCCGATCAGGTCCGACAGCCGGCGAATGTGCTCGGGGCTGCGCGTCACGAACCCGGTCGGAGCGGTCAGGCTCATGCCGCCCGCCACGGTCGCCACCTCAGCCAGGACGTCCGTGTAGGTCGTGATGTCGACCGCCGCGCCCGTGCCGTTGACCTGCCATCTGCCGTCCGACGACCAAAGCGGCGCGAGCACCTGATCCATCAGGGCCGCGCTCGAGAACTGCCACCACCACCGCTCGTCCACGAGCTCGACGAGCACAAGCCCCCCCGGCTGCCGCCAGAGGAACGGCTGCGGCGGGCGGGCGTACAGGTTTCGGATGGCAAGGCTGCCGCCGCTCCCGTCGTTCAGGTCAAGCCTGACCGTCGCGGCCGCGTACAGGGCCGAGACCTGCGTCGAGGCGATCAGGAACGACCCTCGCGTCCAGCGCGTCATGCCGCAGGGCACGTCCACGCCGAAGAGGTCGTTCTCGTCGATCCCCAGCCGCCTCGCGTGCTCGCGCTCCTGCGGCCCGGGCGGCAGGCAGGGGATGACCGTCGCGCCGGCCGTGATGTAGGCCTGCACGAGCGTCATGCGTAGTTCTGGGCCGTGCCCAGCGCGTATGCCTGCGCCGCCGACCCAAGCGCAAGGACGCTCGATGCCTGCTGCTGGTTGTCGAGGTTGTAGCCCAGGGTGAGCGGGGCGGCCACGCTCGGGTCCGCTCCGGGCACCCACCACTGCCGGCGGCTGCTGACCGTCGAGAAGCCGTTCGAGGTCGCGCCGCCGCCGTCAAAGGCCATCAGCTTGCGCGTGTAGATGCCCGTGAACGACCGCTGCCCCGCCGAGTCGATCTCGCCGTGGTTGATCCGCCACTCGTCCTTCACGACCACGAAGCCGGCCGGGATGGGGCGGAAGACGCGGTTGGGCGGGAGGTTCGTGCGCCGCACGGTCGTGACCTCGGTCAGCATCACCGTGGGCTTCTTCGCCTGGAAGACGAAGTCGGCCCCCTGCGTGTACATCGTCGGCAGGCGGTGCATCCCCGTGTCGGTGTCGACGTCCGTGACCGTGAACGCCTTCTCGACGGTCGTGGTCTCGCCGCTTGCGTTGAACGACGCGATTTGCTCGTTGTCGAACGGCCCCTGCACGATCAGGCTGTTCGCGGAGGCGAGGTCGGTGTCGGGGACGAGAAGCACCGTGGCCGGCGTGCCGAGCGGGCAGGTTGACTCGATCACGGCCACCATCGCCGCGACCTGCACGTTCTGGATCGTGTTGGGCTTGGCCGACAGGCGGTTGCCGTTCCAGTGCGGGATGCCGTAGACGCCGTTGCCCGAGCCGCCGTAGGCGCCCACGGCGAAGCTGCACGTCCGGGTGACCGTGAAGGCGATCCCGACAAGGCGTGCGAGCGGGACGGCCGCGTAGGCCGCGGTCGGACCCTCCACGGCGGTCGCGGGGCACCTGGCGTCGATTTCGAGCCGGATCGCCGCCCGCTTCATCATGTCCTTCTCCTGCACGCTCAGGCGGTCCAGGATCGCCTTGTCGAAGGGGATGCGGGTCGTGGCGAGCTCGACCGCCGCCCAGATCAGGGCACGCACGTCGCCCTGCACCTCGCCCGTCAGGTCGCAGGAGAACCGCAGCGTGGCGTAAGCGATGTTGTTGCGGCTGCGCTCGTAGGTGAAGTCGCAGTTGCCCTCGTACGCGCCGTTGGGGAGGTTCGTCCGGGCCTGCTCGTCGGTCACCTCGTAGGTGAGCTGGTTGCCGCTCTCGTTGATGGCGAAGGTCTGCCCGGTGCGCCGCCAGATGCTCGTGCCGTCCGTCGTGGGCATCACGCAGCGGCGGAACAGGTCGGGCCACGCGGAGATCCCGGTTACGTTGGCGATGATGCCGTTCGTGGCCGGCGTGGTGCCGATCCCCGTGGCGCTCATGTTGACCGTCAGCGTCCCGCGCACCGTCCGGGTGACGAGGCCGCCCGCGTCGAGGCTGAACGACTGCGTCCAGCGGTGCGACACGATGGGGTAGGTCGGGTCCGGGGTCTCGCTGTCAATCGCGCTCGTCCGCACCACTGCGGCGGTCAGGGTGAAGGACACGAGCGCGGCGCGCCTGCCGGCCACCTCGGTGACGGTCAGCTGCAGCAGCGGGCCGCGGCGGGCGTCGGGGAAGGTCTGGGCGATCAGGGTCTCGGTGCCGCCCGACACGATGCGGAGGTCGACGGCGTCCACCCGGCCCGTGCCGTCGCGCATCTTGGCGGCGAGCTCGGTGTAGGTGCCCGTGCCGTCCGCGACCAGGGCCGTGCCCGTCACGGTCACGGCGTAGTAGTTCAGGGTGAAGCCATCCTCGGCGTACTCGGGCCGCTGGTCGTACTGCGACACGTTGACGAAGCCGAGATCCCAATTGCGGCTGTCGTAGGAAAAGGACAGGTAGGCGTTTCCGGTCGGGGTGCTCACGGCAGGGCTCCCATGAGGCGCAGGTCAGCGACGAAGGGCGCGTTCGTTTCCACGGTCACGGGGGCCAGGTTCGTGGTGATGCGCCGCATCGCGCTTGCCGCCGCTGCGCCGTGCGACTGCATTGACCGCTGCGCCGCGGCCCGCCGTTCCGACATGATCATCATGCCGAGCGCGATGTCCTCCGCAGAGGCGTTCTGCGTGTGGGAGTCGGGCCTCATACGTTGGCTCCCATCAGCCGCAGATCGGCGATGAAAGGCGCGTTGCCCTGGTAGATCGGCGACGTGTTGTTGGCGAGCTTCTTGAGCGAGTTGATCACGTCGTTGATCCAGATCTCGCCGACCATGCCGTACATCTGGAATCCGGGCACGAACTTGAGGATCTGCATGAAAATCTTGATCGCCCCGGCAATCATTCGGGCGATCAGCAGCAACGTGGGCATGACCTTCTTCTCGATGCCCTCAAGCACCTTTGCCACGCCCTCGAGGATCGGGGCTACCACGATGGCGCCGATGCGTCCGAGGAAGTCGGACACGCGGAACATCACGCGGTCAATGCGGCCCTGCGCGAGCTCGCGCCGCGCCAGCGCGCCGCCCGACACCGCGCTTGCGCGCATCTTCTCCTGCATCATCAGGATCTCGTTCATCGCGTCGGCGAGCATGATCTGCGGGCTGTACTCGCGCAGCGACTCGGTCAGGTTCTTCGCTGCCGTGTTCAGGAAGTCGAAGGTCTTCTTGAGGGCGATCCCCGCCACGCCCACCGCGATCAGCGGCGCGGCAGCAATCGCGCCCGCCGTGCCCATCGCCGCGAGCTTCGTCAGCCCCTGCGCCGCCAGCGCCCCGCCCGCGCCCTGCCCCCCGATCATCCCGATCCCCGCCTGCGTGAGCGCCCCGCCCACGCGCTGCAGCATCCGCGAGCCCGTCCCGCCGCCGGCCCCGCCGTCCCCCGTGGCGTTCACGTCGATGACGATGCGTCCCAGGTCTTCCATCACTGCACGCTCCATTCGATCTGGAACGCGCAGACGAAGGTCTCCGTCCCGCGCATCCAGCCCACGAGGTCATCCACCTGCTCCACCTGCCCGCCCGACCGCCACGTGAACGGGATCGTCAGGCGCCCGCCGAGCGTGTTCTGGATCATGTGCGTCCGCAGGCCGTCAATGAACTGCTCGATGCCACGCTCGCCTGCGATCCGCAGGGTCGCCTTGTGCACGGGGTCGTACAGGTTGCGCCACCAGATGACGAGCTGCACCTGCGACTCAAGCAGGCCCACGCCGCTGATGGGATGCCGAGCCGTGTCGCCGCCCGGGATCACCTGAATCGCGTACTGCGCGGTGACGTCCTGCCCGGGCGCCTCGCGGAGGTAGACCGCGATGCCGTAGCCGGCGTCGTCCATCCACTCCTTCAGGTCCGCGACGAGCGCGTTCCACACGTCGGCATTCGCCTGCACGGCCATCAGCGGCCCCTCCCGTGCATCTGGTGCTGCAGGCCCATGCGGACGCTCCAGGCGAGCTCGTCGCTGCCCGTGGCCTGCCGCACGACGCCCTCGGCCGCCTCGGGCGACCCGAACGCCACGGCGATGCCCTGCGCGAACGACAGCGCCCTGCGGGCCTCGACCATCGGGATGTTCGCCATGAGGCCCATCGCTGTCTCCTGGTCAAAATCGCTCGGGGGACGGCCGTACGTCGCAAGGAAGAGGGCGGCCCCCCTGGTCAGTTTCCCGCGGCTTCCACCGCCTTGCCCATGCGGGCAAAGACGGCGAAGAGCACCTCGTCGCTCGACTGCGCGGCCACCTCGGGCGTGCGCGCCACCTTGCGGATGGCCGCCGCCACGTCCTGCACGCTCGGCTCGCCGCCAGCGGGCTTGGCAAGCACGGCGAGCGCCTCGTTCCACTGCACGATGAGGCTGCCCGCAGGCACCTGGGCGCGGAAGAGGAGGGGGTCGTCGTTTTCGTTGAGGTCGATCAAACGCTGGTCCCCGTCGCGTAGAGGAGGTTGTTCACGTCGGGCACGGCCTTGACCGTCAGGCCAAGCCGCCGCTCGACGTTGCCGAAGTTCGAATGCACGAGCCCGTTCGGGGGCAGGTAGCACCGATTGAAGGTGTAGGTCGTCTTGCCGGGGGTCTTCGGGTAGATGCGGATTCCGAAGGTGCCGCTGTCGGTGACGAGCAGGCGGCCGACCGTGGTCGTGCCCTGCGCCCCGCGCTGGCGCGCCTCGAGCTGCGCGAGCTCCGTGGCGTCCCACTTCACCAGCGTGAAGGTGATCGCCCCGTCCGTGTTCTGCAGGACGATCTCCTCGGGCGTGCCGCCGCTCGACGACGTCCGCACCTCGTGCTGGTAGTCGTTCCACGTGGCCTGCGGGAGGTTGTCGTTGTCGCACTCGCCGAGCTCGGTCCACACCGAGCCGTCGTACCAGTCGATGCGGGTAGGCCCGCTCACGAAGATCGCCGTAGGCATCAGTTCGTCCTTCCTTTGAGCACCTTGCTCAGCCCTAGTCTAATCGTGCGGCCGATGCCTGCCCATTCCTTGTCCGTGGGGACGAGGAACGGACGCGCAGGCACCTTGACGCCGCCCCATGCCATGAGGAAGTCCTTGCCGCGCGCCAGACCCTCCTTGTCGGGGTTCTGCCCGGTCGCGTGCTCGCGCACGCCCTTGCGCGTCAGCGGGACGTAGTTCGGCCCGGAGGTCTCGAAGCCGAGCTCGTGGTAGATCGCGTACTTCGGCCCGGTCAGGGTGATCTCAAGCCGGGTCGCGCCGATGCGGGCCGTCCTGGCCCCGAGGTTGCGGACGAGGTTGCCCGTGTCCCGCAGGGGCTGCCCGCCGTCGCGGTAGGACTTGCCCTTGACGAGGTACTCGGTCACCTCCGTGGGCTTGATGGTCACCCGGCCGTCCTTGGCCTTCTTCTGCCGCATCTCGACGCGCTTGCGCGTGCCCAGGATCGGACCCTGCTTGGGTTTGGTCTTCGTCCAGAACTCGGTATCCAGGCTCTTGAGGGGCTTCAGGGCGGTCGCAGAGCCGCCCGGGCCGCGGCCCTCGCTCTTGGCGATGTGGCGCTTCGCCGCCGCCGCCACGGCCTGGGAGATGCCGTCGAGGATGCGCGGGTCGCCCAGCGCCGCCGCCACGCGCTTCTGCCAGCTGCTGCCGCCGAAGCCGAAGGCCACGTCAGCCTCCCGGCATCGTGTTGGGCTTGCGCGACGGGAAGAAGTTGCTTGAGCTCACCTGGTTGTAGTAGGCGAGCGTCTGCAGGGGGGTCGCCCGCACCTCGGGCAGGCCGGCGTCGGCCGCCTTGGCGATGGCCCCGAAGATCTGCCGCCCGTCCCGCAAGTGCTCGAGCATCTCGTAGGCCCGCTTGCGGCGCTCCTCCACGGCGGGCGGCACGACCATGCCCCGGCGCTGGAACAGGATCTCGGTCGCCAGGTCGCAGGTCAGCCCGACGAGCAGCCAGTCGCTCGCGGCGGCCAGCGTCGTCAGGTCGAGGTCCGTGTAGATGTTCCCCACCCGGGCGTAGCTCTTGATCATCGCGGTGGCGCGCTCAAGCGCCATCGTCGTGATGGGGTTGGGGGGCGCGGAGTCCTCCCCGTTGTCCGAGCAGAGCTCGGCGATGATCCGGGCGTCCAGTTCCTTCTCGAGGTCGGCGTAGGTGGCGAATGCCATGCGTGCCTCCGTTCACGAAAGGGGGGGAGGGAGCCGAAGCGCCCTCCCCCCTTTCCCTTCCACTCCGAGACCGATCAGGTGGTCACGTTGGCGACGAGGTAGCCCGAGACCGGGGCAACCAGCTCGACGGTGCTGTTGTCGATCACGCGGCCCTCGATGCGACGGTCCTTCGGGTCGTCCCAGTTCTCGACGGTCATGTCCTCGAAGGCCATGACCTGGACGGTCGAGAAGCTCGTCGAGCCCTCGACGCCCACGAGGCCGCCGGGGCGGCTGACGAAGACGGCCGAGTTGCCGTAGATGTACGACCGGGTCGTGCTCGCCGCGCCCTTGCGGGTCGTGACGCGCACGCTGTCGTCCACCACGACCTGCACGCCGAAGAGGTTCGCCGGGAGGCCGTACATCGCAAACACGTCCGTCCCGCCGAGGAACGGCAGAGCTGCGGGATAATTCTTGACGTAGCTCCGAACTTCATCGGTCTGCGCGAGCGCGTTGGCAATCTCCGGGCTGATGATCATCATCACGTCGTACTCCGCACGCACCGCGCCGCCAGTGGCGAGCGAGATGGCGCGCAGCGCACCCTGGATGCCCTTCTGGATGACGTTGCCGCCGCTGACGGAGGTCGTCCACGGGGCGCCGCCTGCAGAGGCCGTTCCGGTCGCCGCGTAGTTGCCCACGTTGGTGAAGGCCGTGACGGCAGCCGACCCGGTCAGGGCCGTCGCCGCACGGACGCAACGCCCGGTCATGGCGAGCTGGGCCTTGGCACGCGCGTGCTGCGCGACCACGTCCCAGGCCGCCTGCTTCACGGTCTCGTTCGGGATGTAGAACGGGTACGCGTAGCGGGCGCAGGCGAACTGCACGAAGTCGTGCTGGTTCGTGGAGCCGACCGGACGGTCGTTCCCCAGCGGCCACTGGAAGGCGTTGATGTCCGTGATGCGGACGTTGTCGTCCGAATCCAGCCGCAGGTAGTACCCGGTCATCTGGTTGACCGGGACGATCTGCGCGTACTTGGTGATGGGGAACGTGTTCACCGCACGGGTGAACTCGACCTGAAGAGCGCCCGTTGCGAGGGCGTTGGTGGACGGGACGTAGGTGTTGAGCCCGCCACCGACTGCGACGTAAGCCATTGTGTGACCTCCTTAAGGTCCGTTTGGATCAGAGCGCCTTGGTGGCGGGGAGACGGTAGGCCCAGAAGATCTGCCCGCTGGCGGCAGCCTCCAGGGCGACGAACATGGGCACGTTGCCCGAGCCGGCGGCCGTGATCGCCACGCCTGCGGTCGACGGGATCAGGCCCAGGCCTGCGGTGATGTTGCCGCCAGCCTCGATCTGAACCACGTTCGAGGGCTGGAGGCTGATCGGGTCGCCCGACGAGGCGTTGGCCGTCGCGTCGAAGCGGCGGGTGGAGCCGTCCGTGACGCCCACGACGTAGTCGGCGGCGGCGGTGGCGGCCACGCCCGTGAAGGCGGTCGTGTCCATCTTGACGATGCGGTACGGGTTGATGGTCCCGCCCGCGACGAGGTTGGGGGAGAAGTTCAGCATGGTGTCCTGTGTCCTTGCGCCTTAGCGCTTGTTGATGCGGGAGTTGATCGCCTTGGCAAACTCATCCGGCTTGCCTGCGAACTGCTTGACGAGGTCGCCGACGTCGCCCACGGCCATCGCCTTGGGCATGGACGCGCGGCTCATGTCGATCTTGGCGCCGATGGGGTCGCGCGAGAACAGCTCGCGCCACGACTCGAGCAGGGCGACCGGGTCCTTGGCCGAGGCGAGCTGCGCCAGGAGCGCGGGACGCTGGCCCTCGGGGATGCGGTAGCCCTCCTGCTCCATGATCTCGATCTCACGCGAGAAGCGCTCGCGCTTGACCTCGGCCTCGAGGCGGCTCATGCGGGCCTTCAGGCGGGCGTTCTCCGAGCGCAGGGCGTAGGTGGAACGGGAGGCAATCACTTCCTCCTCCTCGTCCATGCCCATCTCGGCGCTCTCGTCGTCGTGGCTGCCGATGTCGATGTGGACGCCTTCGCCACCCTCCTCGGCCTCCTCCTCGTCGGCCTGGAAGTCCATGCCTTCGCCGGCCATCTCGGCCTTGTCCTCGTCGTTGTCCTCGCCGAACTTCTTCTTCATCGTGGCGGCCAGGTCGTCGATGGCGCACTTCATGGCATCGAGCTCGGCTCCGTAGTCTCGGTCTGAAGGCATGGAAGCCTCCTCCTTGATTGCTGCCGGGACGAAGGTGTTCAGCCCGCCCCCGACCCCGGCGAGGTCGTGGTTGGACTTCGAGAAGGTGATCTTTCGGCCGGCACGCTCAAAGTGCGTGTCGGGAAGCGGGCGCCGTGGGGTCTCGCGGCCCAGCAGCGCCACCTCGCTCAGGTGGTTGGATTCGGACCAGATCTCAGCCGAACGCCTGGGGAAGGCGTTGGTGGCGATCAAGCGGTCGAAGATGTCCCTTCCCACCTCCATGTCGCCCACAATGTACCCGACCCCATCCCGTTCCTCGTATTTGAGGGCCGGGATTCTGCCGACCGCCGACTTGGGCTCCTTGCCGTCCTTCTCGTGCATGATGACCACGCGGGGGAAGGAGCCCCGGCTCATGTGCTTGCCCGTGGCGCCGACGATCTTGCGGAGGCGCTCGTTGTCGAAGCGCTTGAGCTCGGGGTCGGCCTTGGCGTCGTC